GCACTCCATCTAGCGTCGGGAAATTGAGTGAAGTTGCTGGTGGCTGCTAACGGGCGCCAGCCATTGCTAACGCTTGATGGGATTGCACGCTTTTCGGGGTGTCGCGTTTCGCGGCGATCGAGGGTAAATTCTCTCTATGGTTGCGAGAGCTGTGTCTCGCATCGAATCGACTTGTAGCCCGCCCGGAGCATCGCTCTCGGCGGGCTTTTCATTTATGGATGCCGATGAGCGCGCTGCAGATCCACTACCGTCCGATCGACTCGCTGATCCCGTATGCCCGCAACGCCAAGCAGCACTCGGACGCGCAGGTGGCGCAGATCGCCGCCAGCATCCGTGAGTTCGGTTGGGGCGCGCCGATCCTGATCGACGGCAAGAACAATGTGATCGCCGGCCACGGCCGTCTGCTGGCAGCGCGCAAGCTCGGCATGCCGGAAGTTCCAGTCGTCCCTCTCGAACATCTGACCGACACCCAACGTCGGGCGCTGATCCTGGCCGACAACAAGATCGGCGAGAACGCCTCCTGGGAAGACGAACTGCTGGGCATCGAGTTGTCCGAGCTGAAGGACGCTGGCTTCGATCTCGGCCTGACGGGTTTTTCTCCCGACGAATGGGAAGCACTGATCGCAGGCGACGAAGCCACCAAGGACGGGCTCACCGACGACGATGCCGTGCCGGAGGTGCCCGAGACACCCATCTCCAAAACGGGCGACGTGTGGTTGCTGGGCGAGCATAAGCTGCTGTGTGGCGACGCCACCAAGGCGGACGACTACAAGCTGCTGCTCGGTGACGAATTGCCCGACATGGCCTTCACCGACCCGCCCTACAACGTGAACTACGCCAACACGTCGAAGGACAAATTGCGCGGCAAGAATCGCCCGATCCTGAACGACAACCTGGGCGACGGCTTTGAAGCATTCCTGCTTGCCGCCTGCCAGAACATCTTGGGCGTGACCAAGGGCGCGGTCTATGTGGCCATGAGTTCCAGCGAACTCGACACCCTGCAATCGGCCTTCCGCTCTGCCGGTGGTCGCTGGTCGACCTTCATCATCTGGGCCAAGAACACCTTCACGCTGGGCCGTGCCGACTATCAGCGCCAGTACGAGCCCATTCTCTACGGTTGGCGCGATGGCACCGATCACTACTGGTGTGGCGCCCGTGATCAGGGCGACGTCTGGAACATCAAGAAGCCGGCCAAGAACGATCTGCACCCGACCATGAAACCGGTGGAACTCGTCGAGCGCGCGGTGCGCAACAGCAGCAAGACGAAAGACATCGTGCTCGATCCGTTCGGCGGCTCCGGCTCCACACTGATCGCCTGCGAAAAATCCGGCCGCCGTGCCCGTCTGATCGAACTCGATCCGAAGTATGTCGATGTGATCGTGCGCCGCTGGCAGGACTACACCGGGCAAGAAGCGATACGCGCCAGTGACGGCGCGAAATTCGGTCCGACGCTCGAGGCGGATCAGCCGGTGATGGCGTAAATCCGTTCACCGCCGCTCTCCTTGGTCGATGTGATCGTCAGGCCAAGCTTCTTCTTGAAGGCGCCGGCAAAGGTGCCTCGCACGGTATGCGCCTGCCATCCCGTGGCCTCGCAGATCTGCGCGATCGTGGCGCCTTCGGGTCGCTTGAGCATCGCGATCACCTGGGACTGCTTGCTGTTCTCGCGGGTGCGTGGCTTGGCCTGCTCGATGGCTTCGTTGATTACTTTGGCGCTGATCGGCGCCTTGCGCGGAACACCCAGCGCGTCGTACCCCTCGGCGGCGATGAACCAGTCGCCGCCCGTGTTCGTGATCAGGGCGCGATTGGACAGTCCGTCGAGCACCTTTTTGCGTGCGCCACCTTTGATGTGGTCCGGGAACCAGCTGATCTTGCCCTCGGTGTGTTGATGGGCGTAGGCCAGGATGGCGTGCTGGGCGGGTGTGAGCTGAGTGGTCATGGCGATCTCCTGAAGTTCAGACGTTGTGGATTTGCTTGGCGCGGTCGAAGCCGACCCAGACGCCGTGGTCATCGAGGCCGCGCGAGGCGAGTTCTTCGCGGGCCAGTCGGTTGAGGTCGATCTCGCCCCGGGCTGCAGCGGCGAGCACCTTGGTCAGCGCGGTCTGGATGAACCCGACCTCGTCGACGGTGAATTCCTTGGTGGTGTAGGTCATGCGTGACTCCTTCGGTTGGTTGATGGTGTTCGCATGAACGCTTCAATCCGCCACGAAGACAAGTCGTTTCGGCGCATTCGTCGCTTCTTTCTTGAACTGGCCTTCGATGCCCCGCAAAGCCCCCACGCCCTGTCGCCACCCCGGTTGCGGCAGGCTGGTCCAGGATGGCTCCGGCTACTGCACCGCCCACCAGCGTGACAAGGTCGGCTGGCACCAGGACCGTCGCAGTGCGCATCAGCGCGGCTACGGCGCGAAGTGGCAAAAGCTGCGCGCCTTCGTCATGCAGCGCGACCAAGGCTTGTGCCAGCCATGCAAACGGGTCGGACGCCTGACGCCGGCCGTAGCGGTGGACCACGTCGTGCCCAAGTCACAGGGCGGCACCGATCACCCCGGCAACTGCCAGGCGATCTGCCACCGCTGCCACGTGCTCAAGACGGCCCAGGAGTCGCGCCAGCCGCGTGACCCGCCGTTCAAGCCTGGGGCGCCCGGCGACGACAGATTTTGATGCTCCCCGGTAGGGGGGTGAAATCCTTGGGCGCGAATCGCAAAAGACCGCGCGCCCCGTCAAATATTTTCGCGTGCAAATTGAAACAGGGGGGAGTCCCCCAGCGAGGACCCGAATCCAATGGCCGGACGCAAGCCGCTGCCCACCACCGTCAAGCAAATCAAGGGCACGCTGCAGAAGTGCCGCACCAACCTGCGGGAGCCCAAACCCCAAGGGGATCTGGTCGAGCCGCCCGAGTACATGAGCGAGGGCGCGAAGTCCGCCTGGCGCTATGCGCTGGAATGTGCGCCGCCGCACCTGCTCAAAAAGCTCGACATGTCGGTCCTGGAAGTGTGGGCCTGCGCCGCTGATCTGTACCGCAAAGCGCAGGCCGGCATCAGCAAGACTGGATTGCTCGTGAAGGCGCCGAACACCGGCGTGCCGATGCAGTCTCCGTACCTGGCCATTGCCAACAAGCAGGCGCAGATCATGACCAAGGCCGCGACCGAGATGGGCTTTACGCCAGCATCGCGCTCGCGCGTCACGCTGCCCATGGAAGCTGCCGAGGACGACCTCGACCCTTGGGCGGACATCGCGGGATAAATGGAATGATGGCAACCCAAGCGCGTATCGATGTCCATCTGCTGACCTTCAGCGAGCCTGACGCGTGGCGCGAGGTCTGCATCGCCAGCCTCGCGGGCGCACCTATTCAGCTGCATGTCTTGCCGGGGATTCCTGGCCGCATTGGGCAGGCGCGTGCCGCTGGCTACATGCAGGGCACCTTGCCCCTGGTCTCCTTCGTCGATCCCGATGACCGCTACGAAGCCAGTGCCTTCACAAAGCTGGCCGATGCGCTGGATGCCAACCCGCAGGCCGTGATGGCCTACACCGACGAAACGCTCACCGACGAGTCCGGACGGGACATCGCCATGCGGCGTCTGACCAATAGCCGCCGGCAGCACGCCGCCAGCGCCAGTCATGTGCACGGCGTGATCGTGATGCGTCGATGGGCCGTCGAAGCCGTGCTGCAGGAAACCATCGATATCAACAACTTTTCCGACTGGCTGCTGACGCTGCTGGTTGCCAAGGCAGGCGAAGTACTGCACTTGCCCATCATCGGGCGGCATTGGCGACAGCATCCGCGCCAAAGCCATCGCATGGGCGACCTCGAAGCCGTCCGGCGCGTGCACCAGTCTTTGGATCTCTTGCCCGATGGCCAGCCCTAACTACGCCGCCGTCGCCCGTCACTACGCCGAAGCCGTGGTGGCTGGAGAAATCCTGGCATGCCGCTGGGTGCAACAGGCCTGCCAGCGCCAACTGGATGATCTGGCCCGCTATACAGGCAGAAACGCGGGCAAAACCAGTCCATACCGCTTCAACCCGAAGCTCAAGGACAAAGAAGGTCGGACCTTTCAGCCGGCGGACAACCTGTGTGCCTTCATCGAGCGGCTGCCGCACGTCAAGGGACCGCTGGCCGGCGAGCCGATCAGCCTGGAACCCTGGCAGGTGTTCATCCTGTCCACCGTGTTCGGCTGGGTGAAGCTTGACGGAAAGCGTCGCTTTCGGCGCTCGTACATCGAAGTGCCGCGCGGCAACGCCAAGTCTACGTTGTCGTCGGCCGTGGGCCTCTACATGCTGGCAGCTGATGGCGAAGGTGGTGCCGAGGTGTACAGCCTGGCCACCACGCGCGACCAGGCGCGCATCGTGTTCGGCGACGCGCAGACCATGGCACGACGCAGTGCCGGGTTTCGCAGCCGGTTTTCGGTGAACGTGGGCGCGCACAACATGCATGTGCTGGCCAGCGGCTCCAAGTTCGAGGCGCTGTCGGCCGAAGGCTCGACGCTGGACGGCTTGAACATTCATTTCGGCTGCGTCGATGAATTGCACGCGCACAAGACGCGCACCGTCTACGACGTGGTCGAAACTGGCACCGGCAAACGGGACAACTCACTGCTCTGGGTGATCACCACCGCCGGCAGCAACCGCGCCGGCATCTGCTACGAGGTGCGCACCTTCGTCACCAAGCTGCTCGATGGCGTGATTCAGGACGACACCCAGTTCGGGATCATCTACGGGTTGGATGACGGCGATGCCTGGGACACCGAGCCGGCGCTGATCAAGGCCAATCCAAACTGGGGCATCTCGGTGCGCCCGGAGGTGCTGGGGCCGCTGCAGGCCAAGGCCATGCAGTTGCCCAGCGCCATCAACAACTTCAAGACCAAGCACCTCAACGAGTGGGTCAACGCCGACACGGCATGGATGGACATGCGGGCCTGGGACGCGTGTGGGGACTCCACGCTCGATCTCGACGCCTTCGAGGGCCAGCCGTGCTGGATCGGCCTGGACCTGGCGAGCAAGACCGACATCGCGGCACTCATGCTGGTGTTCCAGCATCCAGATATTGCCGACGCCTATGTGGTGTTCGGCAAGTACTACCTGCCCGAGGACACGGTCCAGGCCGCCGGCAACAGCCAGTACCCAGGCTGGATGCGCACCGGACGGCTGACCGTGACGCCGGGCAATGTGATTGATTTCAGTTGGATCGAGGCTGAC